TCTTTTTTAATTACCAAGTACACATGGTTTTTGGATTCTACTTTAAATGTTTTGACCGTAAGATCTTTCTTAAGTTTCTTAACAGCAGCACCACCACTCAACACTTGTAGTTTGATTACATTCTTTAGAGATATATTTCTCTCGGGGAACTCTTTGGTGCCAGTTAGATTGAATGAGTATGGGTCGTCATGTTTCCATGGAGGAAGGACAGTGCCTTCATACACATTATCTACGAATGGTTGTTTTTCTGCAGTCAAATAGTAATGATTGCGAAACCGAGTGGTTACGCGCACCTTAGAATTAACTGTGGGAACTGTGAACATACTTTTTTACCTCTTACTTCAATTATAACACATATAGAAGCAAAAGGCAAGTATTATTTTTTAAAGTAAATCAATGACTTAAATTAATAAAAGTCTATTATTTCAGAAGCATTGTCTCTTACATTGGTGTGCCACATTCCAATTGTCACTCTGTCACCACCAAATACTGTGGGAACAGCATGCCACAATTCTCCAGGAAATAATATTAACGTTCCCTTTTTAGGTTTTGATGCGTATTCATAACCGTTATTGGTTCTAATTATTGTTTCGCCACCAGAGAAGTCGTCAGTGCAATAAGTTATAGAAGCCACAACTCTATCTTCCACATCAAACTTATTTAAGTCTTGGTGGAAGTCTATAGACCTTCCTGGTCTCCATATATGAATTGCTTTGAGTCTTGCGTAGGCTCTAAATTCGTAATATTCTTCCACTAAATTATCTATTAAACTAGTATGGTCTGCTATAATATGTTCATTAATTAAACTATTAAATTGATTATCGTCTGCAAAAATCGCATCATTGTCCATCCAAGGTGGAATTCTTGATCCAAAAGTTGGATTTGGATTTACAATTATTTTATGCATTGCCTCGTTAATAGAATCGCAAAAACTATCACTAATAGCTTCTTCAAAGCGATGAATTAACGGAGAACCTGTATCAACTTTGATCACTTAAGAAACCCAAGGTGGTGTCATAGAAATAAAATCTGGATCGGGTTTCGCTTCTGGTATACATAGCATATTTGAGATTACATTCTGCGTGTCCGAAATTGCTCCAGCTCCACATGTAGCAATCCAAGTGTTTACTGTTTCTTCAGTTATATTTTGATATTCTATAAAATTATCGGCATCAACATCACTTAAAGTAATATAACAATCCATGGATGCTGATGAAATTCCATCAGTACCAGTTACTGTACAAGAGATAAACTTAACCACATTAGTAAAAGAGTCTTGATCTGGTATTGCGATTAATGAATTTACGTTGTTTGTATATGTTATCATTAGATTTTCACCCTATCAATTGCGTCCATAGCAATTAAATTTATTCTACGTTCTTTAGGATTCATTGGTTTCTTAAACACTGGAATGAAATCCTTACCTTGAATATTTTGTACGTTGTACTTATTACTGCTGTAAAGTATTTCACCCGTTATCTTATTTTTAAACGTAAGAAGCCTTTCCCCCCTTTCTAGGAGAACATCTTTACCATCTACCAGTTTTACCTCTATGGTTATCTTCTTCTTCATAATCTTCTTCTACGTTGTAGTTTAGTTTTGCGTTTCTTTTCCAGTTATTGCTACTGGGTTCTTCTCGATGCTTGATTCTTTTCTTGGACGTCTTTTTATAATCACTCCAATCATCGCGCTCTAATACATCGAACTCATAATTCTTCTTCGGCATATATTACTTCTTTTTCCTCGCTAGTTTCATCTTTTTTTGGTTAATTAAAAATTGCTGATATATACCTTCGGTTCTTCCATAGGCTTCAATCTCCCACGGCATGTCCCAATAGTCAGTATATGTTTTTGCGTCTTTGTACACTTTGCCTTCAAATTTTGTATTGCCATCTATATAGTCAAATAATTGATTATTCACATATTGCTTCACATGAACCATCTCATGTATCATAGTCTTTATCGGTTCTCTTAATTTCTTATTTAAATCTTTCGCTTGCTTATTAATTCCCTTCAACGAAACTATAACATCAAATTTTCTAATGTTATTTTTGTTTCCAAGATATTCGCACTGCCCTTGCCAACCTCTGTCAAAACCTTCTGTAATTTTTATATTTACATACATTTTTTTCTGGGTGGATTTGGGTATAAATTTATTCAATGTAAACTTAGCAACCTCAGACAAGAGCTGCTTTTCAGATTTATTAAGTTTTAACCCTGTAAATCTTAACATTGACTTTCTCCTCTGACACATCAATATTTATTTATTTGATGACTCTGATTAGAACAGTCTCCTTACTAATTTTACCATTTAGTTTATAAGATTTCCCATTGATTCCTTCTATGATATTCCGAATGGTTATTTTACCACCCGATACCACATCTTTCAACACTTTTTCTGGCTTTCTTACGGTTTTCTCGTACGATTTATCCAGAGAGAAGTTGTCAATTTTGGTTCCTTTTATTAATAATCCAGCCTCATCTGCGGCGACATAAACAGCAAGTCTCTTTGTCTTTGTGTTATAGACCCAGAGTTCTAGAGAACCGAAGATTCTTATGGGGTCTATAGAAGAAATATTGGTTTCTTCATCTATTTTTTTGTAATTTAACTTAGATGCTAACTTTTCAAACGAGACTGCTTTCTTCTTTCTAGGCTTCCTAGGAGTCCCTTTAGAGAGTGTCTCTGCGTCTCTGATAATAACCTCTAGTACCGCGAGGATGTTGCTTAATCTAGTCTTCCCGATGTCGGTATATGCCTTCACATACTCTTTATCGCCGCCCTCTATCTGCTTCTTTATGTCATTTAATCGGTTTGTAAACCAAGAAATAATTTTTGGTGAATGTACTGGCTTTACATTGTTCTTTCTGAACCATTCGAGAGCATCGAACTTACTTGCCTTCTCTCGCCAGCCATATAGATCTACCATACCCTCTAACTCTCCAATATACTCATCAGATTTATTGTTAATTCTTTCTTGAATGTTAACAATAGGTTTCTGAGCCTTTGGTTCAGGTTTAGGGGCAGTTGGGCTATTATACTCCCCAACTTCTAAATCTTGAAGTTTAATGTTAGCCATTTAATTGAATTTGATTCATCATTAAATAATCCGCTGAAACATTAGTGACTGAGTCTATCCTAAAAGAACGCCACTCACTGAGATCTAGATCATAAACTCTAATGGTATTACCAGCCTCTGTAATCATAGTTCCCTTTCCGCGATACTGTTCAGGAAGATTCTTGTCCATTAGTGTGCATCGCATCTTACGTTCAGAGCCATCTACCTTAGTAAATGTAACTGTAGCAGTCCCGTTCTTTAGAATGTTGTAAATGTATTCATATGTAATCATAATAATCTCCTAGCCAGACTTTAATTTGTCTGAGAAGTATTTTACCGTATAAACCAACCCCTCGTCAAGTATAATTGTTGGTTCCCAACCCATTGATTTTACTAGGCTGATATCGGGTCGACGCTGCTTTGGATCATCTCCAGGTAGTGGGAGGAACTTTAATTTGGAATTAGAATTTGTAATTTTTATGACTTTCTCTGCGAGTTCTAACATCGAGAACTCTCCAGGATTTCCTATATTAACAGGAGTCTGAATTTCAGAACTAAAAACAGTAAGTATAGCATCAATAAGATCACTAACATAGCAAAAAGATCTGGTCTGGCTTCCATCTCCATAAATCGTAATATCTTCATTATTTAATGCCTGTACTATAAAATTGCTCACCACACGACCGTCATTAACACACATATTAGGACCATAAGTATTAAAGATCCTAACAATTCTAGTATCCACTTTGTGGATGCGTTTGTAATCGTAAAATAACGCTTCAGCTGCACGTTTGCCTTCATCGTAACAAGCGCGAGGACCATAGCTGTTAACATGCCCCACATAAGACTCAGGTTGTGGGCTAATCTGGGGATCACCATATACTTCGGAAGTAGATGACTGGAGAATTTTACATCCATGATATTTTGCCAACTTTAGTAAATTGTTAGTTCCTATAACACACGTCAGTGTTGTTTCGATTGGAATGTTTTGGTAATGGATTGGAGAAGCGGGACAAGCAAGATTGAAAATGCCAGTAAACACACTATCCCCAAAAATGCTGGGATGAAAAATATCGTTAATATTATAATTGAAGAAATTGAAATTATCGTTTCCAAAACATTCAGAAAGGTTTTCAATTTGCCCTGTACATAAGTTA